ATAATTTATACGTTACGGCCGCTGTTGTGTTTGGGGCATCTACAAAAGTAAGAGTTGTAGGAAATGCAGCTGTTATTTCACCAGAGGCATGTCCGGACAGACCACCATAAGTATTTCCTTGACCTGCATATATTCTACCAAAACCGCCTCCATTAATATCCCTGTAAATAGCAGCTTGAAATTCGTTACCTGTTCCAGAATCTTCATACATTGCCAAAGACATATTCATTATAACAAGAACTTTTGAACTGCTTGCAGTAGGTGTTATTATATCTAAAACTTCTGTTGCAGTAAATGATGAACTAGTTACACTTGTAACTGTCCCAGTAATTTGTACGCTCTGTACTTGTAAAACTTTACCAAGACCGGGAATATAAGTTTTAAGTCTTGCCGCTGTTGTTTTTCTTATAGTACCTCCTGCACCATCGTCCATTAAAAATAAATCTGCATCTACAATAGCGGCTCCAATGTCAGTAGCACCTGTAAATACAGCAGTGGCTAATTTTCCAACTGTAACTTGTCCATCTGCTAGGTGTGCCGTATCTATAGAACCATCTGTGTAGTGTTCTGAATTGATGGCATCATCAGCAATTTTTGCTCCTGTGATAGCGTCTGCCGCTATTTTACCTGCAGTTACATTTAAGTCAGCAATGTGTACTGTATCTATAGAACCATCAACATAAGAATCTGAATCAACAGAATTTGCACTCATGTTTGCTTCTATGACTGAATTTGCCGTTACAAGTTTTGAATCTTTTATACTTAGACCATCAATTGTAACTCCATTAGCTGAAGTAACTTCTGACACAGTATCTGTTTTTACTACATTATTAGCACCATCTAGTTCTACACTCATACTATTACCACGTTACCTGCTATTACCATAACATTTGGAAATGTTACGGGGCCTGCTAAAACAGCGTTTCCTTCTATTGTTTGGATTGTATCCATTACTGCTGTATGCTGTACAATAGCTTCATTAGGTGCCGCACACCCAATATATTGTATTCCGTTAATTACTGCTACTTCACTCATTTAATTCTCCTTACGCTGAAATTGTATCTATGAAACTTACCCAGATATCCAAACCACTTGCTGTATCACAGTCGTGTGTTAGAACATCACCATTTTTTAAAACAATTTTTGCTCCACCCTGTATCAACTCAATTGAGCCGCCCGGTGGAATTGGAGTATCTTTAACGATATAGTAGTTTGCACTACTCCTTACCACATAAATATCTACCTTAATTGTTGTAGTTAAAATATTTGTACAACGAATACCAATAACAGCATCAAAATCTCCCGCAGTTAAAATACCTGCTGCTGTGGTTCCTTGTGCTCTTGCTATTGCGTTTCTAAAGTCTTGTGCCATTTGTCTCTCCTATGTTATAATGCCACGGCCATGGCCAAAGCAAACCCTGCTGTAGCGGCACTACCTGCCATATATGTTTTAACAGCAGTTACATTTGTCATTCTCATTGTACCTGCGTCATTAATTAAAATTCCGTCTCCATCTGCTAATGCAGTTGTTCCTCTTGCTGTTCCACCATCTACTAAATTTAATTCTGCTGTTGTTGTAGTAACACCATCTAAAATATTTAATTCTGTAGCTGTTGAAGTTACTGCTACGTTTTCGTTTACTTTTGGTGAAGTTAAAGTTTTGTTTGTTAAAGTATCTGTTGATACGAGAGATACTAATGTTGAGTTAGCACCTTCTGGTAACAACATAGTATTTGTTGCACTAGCTGAATGAGGTTGTGCTATAATTGTTTGTCCATGTGAATTACTTTCACAATTAAATACTATTGCACCAGAGTTTGAATTACCTCTTACAACAACAGTTCCAGTTCCATTAGGAGCTAAATCAATAGTTGCATTTGAAGTAGTAACAATGTCTGAACCATTCATATCTAGATTACCACCTAGTTGTGGAGTATCATCTTCTGAAACATTATTTAATGCACTAGATGTAGCTAGTCCTGCTACAAGAACACTTCTTGCAATTTTTTTAAGTCCGCCACCAGAAGCATCTACTGCTAATAAAGTATCCCCACTAGCAACTGTTGAAATTGCTGATAAATCTGTAACTGCTACTGGATTAAAATTTGTGCCATCTGCAACAAGTATATGACCAGATGTGTTTGTACCCATAGTAATATCATCACCAGATACCACTAAATCTCCTGCTATAGTTAAGACACCATCTGCTAAAGTTAATAAATCTGTGTCACTAGTATGCCCTATTGTTGCTCCATTAGTAATTACGTTATCAACAGTTAGGGTTGTTAGTGTTCCAAGAGAAGTAATATTTGATTGAGCCGCAGTAGTCACTGTAGCCGCAGTACCAGAAACATTTCCAGTTACATTACCTGTTAAAGGCCCTGCAAAAGCATCTGCTGTTACTGTTCCATCAAAGAAAGCATCTTTAAATTCTAAAGAAGAAGTTCCTAAATCTATTTGATTATTAGTAACAGGAGACAATGCTCCGTCACCAATAGTTAATCTTCCTGCACCACCTGTAGCTACTGTAATAACATCAGAGCCACTAAAAGTAATTGATGTGTTAGTATCAGCATCTCCTGCAATTGAATCTAATTGTAATGCACCTACATTTGATAAAGCCGCATCTCCAAAGTCTACTGCACCTGCTACTGTTAAAGTACCAGATACATCTACATTACCATTTATATCAATAGTTGTAGCTGCTATTTGTATTTCTGTATCTGCAACTAAATCTAATTGTCCATCAGTAGATGAATTAATATATATTGCTGTATCTCTAAATTGTAATTTTTCTGTAGTACTAAGTAATAAATCATCAGAGAATTGAAAATAATCTTCATCTTCCATCCATGTTAATACACCATCATTTGATTCTCCATCAAAAGTCATGGCTATATCTGTACCAGATGTTGCGTCACCAATAGTTATTGCCGTACCTAATAATTTAGTTATTGGCCCACCTTCTGCTGCAGTTCCATCGTGAGTATGCCCACTACTTACTGCAAATGCTGCTAGTAATTGGTCAAACTCATTATTAAAATGAGCCGCTTCAATAGTAGAGCCATCTACTATAGTACCACTACTTTGTCTTGTGTATGTCGCTCCCATTTATCTTCTTCCTCCGTTAACGTATTCTAGTTCATAACCTTTTAATGACATTGGTGCTTTATTACTTTTATCATTTAATTTTAGTGCTACTACAAATCCAGACCCTTCAACTGAATGTCTTGCTAAAGGTATACCAGATTCTGCCGCATATATAGCTGTTCCATATGAACCACTACCATAAAAATTCTGTCCTCCGCCTTCTCTTAATGGATAAGCATCTGGTTGAGGTGTACTTGTATCTTCAAAATTATAGCGTAATTGAAATGTTTGATTAGTTGAATCAATAGTATCATTAGCATCATAATTTAATAAAACTCTTTGCATACTTTTTCTTATACCCGGGTCACCTAATGATAAATCGGGTGAACGATAAAATGCGGATATATTTGCTGTTGTTGTTCCGTATGTAAATACATTTCCGGATTCCATATTATATACATATCCATCATAACCGCCATATATAGTTGTTTCTAAGTTACTAATTAAATCAGAATCACAGCAAGCAGGTTTAATTCCTTTTATATCCGAGTATTCAAATCCTAGTGTTCCTGTTTCGGGGTTAGCTTTTAGCACAGCAATAATTCCTTTACAACTTGTTTCAACAGTATCATCTGGTGGATAAAATAATCTGTATTGAGATTTATCTCCTATAACAACCCCAATAACATTGTCATATCCAATATCAGCAATACGTTTTTGTATTTGTTTTGATACTGTACCTAATTCTACATCACCAATTCTTTCTGTACCTGCAATAGTTCTAAATCCATCTTTAGCTAAAAATATAAGGTCACCACCAAGTTCTTGAATTGAGTGATGAGATAATGTACCTACGTCTTTTGCAATCTCTGCTAATGCAAAATCACTTGAACTAGTTCCTGTTATTTTATATATACTGTCTTCACAAAATACAAACAATGTATCACGAAAAACTTTTATTCCTGTAATAACATTACCTACTTTAATTGTCCCACCACCTGTATCAAAATCGTCTTCTGTAAAAGGGCCAGAAAATTGTAACGTAGATATTGCATTTGACATACCTGCATAAAACATATGGTTAGCAAATGATTTAACAAATTTAGGATTAGTTGGTGCTGTTCCTCCACCTGTTGCATTTATTACATCTTCTGAATAACTTGTATTTAAAGTAAATGCTGCTGCTTCTCCTGTGGCAATAATTATTTTATTTGT